GTAAATTCCGCTGGCTCTGGATTACTTACATTAAATTCAACGGATTCTACTGGAGTTCGATTGTCTTTAACGTCATCTGGTACATTAAACGGCGTTGTCGCATTGGGAAGCAATGCAATTTCTGGTTTAGCAACTACGGATTTGGCCTTGTGGACAAGAGGTGTAATGGCATTTGAGACTGGCGCGAGTGGTGAAAAAATGCGCATCACCTCTAGCGGCAACGTTGGGATTGGGACGGCTAGTCCGAGTAGAAAAATAACAGTATCTAATCCAGCTAACGGAGATATAGCGTTATTTACAAACACCGCAGACGCAGACCTTTTAATTAACCTTACTAGTGGAGTAACTTTATTAACTCCAACAACTAGCATTTTAGCTTTTGGAACATCAAACACCGAGCGAATGCGAATATCAGGCGGAAATCTTTTAATTGGAAGCACTACAGACAACGGCTCTAAATTGCAAGTAAACGGAGCAATTAGAACGGCGCAACCAGTTGGAACAACCTCCAACGGATGGCTTTTAGGTCGAGCGTTAGTTAGTGGAACATCCACTCCTGATAGATGGATTCGAGTACAAATCGGTTTAGAATATTATGATATTTTAGCCGTATATATGGGAACTTTATAATTTTAAAACAATAATAAAAATGAAAACAATCGAAGCAACTCCCATCTGGGACAACGGACAAGTACTAGAGGCGAAGATTTTAAATGCATATTGCATTAATGACAACCTAAGTACATCAGGAACATTTTACTATCAGCTACTATCTGAGACTGTAGACCTAGCAGTTGGTCAGCAACTTACTCAAGGCAACTTGACTATGACTGGAGATGCATATCAAGCATGGCAGACAAATGAGTATGCCTATGACTGGGTAGCAGCACAGCTGAACCTAACCATAACAGGTGACTATGTGCCACCAGTACCACCAGAGCCTACTCCTGAACCTACTCCTGAACCTATTGCAGAAGAAGGAGAGATTGCTTAGTTTTACGAAACTTAAATCAAATCAAATATGGAAATCAAGAAAAAGTACAAGGACCTTAACGTGCTAGTGAACTCAATCAATGCAGTCATTGGTGGTCAGGAAACAAAAATTCAGAAGAAGCTCTTTAAAATCTACGAGAAGTTCAAGGCTCATCATGAGTCTTATATTGCTCAGCGTGATGAGTTACGTTTAGATAATGCAGCAACTGATGACAAGGGTATTCTATTAGTAGATGACAAAGGAGAATACAAATTCACTAAGGATGGGATTAAAAACCTAACCAAAAACATTCAAGATTTGAATGAGAAGGAATTTGATTTCAAACCTATTGATGTTATCAATACAAATGGTCTAGAGGGATTTTTATTTCTTCAGGATTGGACTACAGGGATTCCATTTATTGAAGAACAGGAAGAAGAACTGTAATGGAAATTCGTAAAATATCAATAGGGCCTGACTACAAAGGTGGTGCCATGCACTACCTAGTAGGGCAGAAGGTTCTAGGCGATAGTAACGAAATCCATTTAATCAGACTTAACTCTGATAAAAATTCTATTCAAATCTTTATTATAAACGACAAGTTAGAGGTGGTACTTTGGAAAGAGTTCACTTCTACCATTCCCGTTTCTATTGAATATAACATCAATATCTAATGAGGTCTCCGTTCTATTTCATAGCAAAACCTGTGAATGGAAAGCGGTACGACAACACCAAAGAGATAGGAGGAATTGATTTTATTGTTAGTACCTCTGAAGAGGACCACAAGTTCTCTAATCGTTTTGCGCAAGTCGTTGAGCTTCCATTGCAATATAAGGGGCCAATTGAAATTGGCGATACACTTCTAGTTCACCATAATGTCTTTAAGTTTTATAATGACATGAAGGGTAGACAGAAAAGCGGAAAGTCATTCTTTAAGGATGATTTATTTTTTATAGAAACTGAGCAGTTCTTCATGTACAAACGTGATGATAAGTGGTATTCTTATGACCGCTACTGCTTTGTTAAACCAATAGCAGCCACAGAAAGCTACATCAAAAAACCTTTCTCAGAAGAGCCGCTCATGGGTATTATGAAGTACCCGAATGAGTATCTATTAACGCAAGGCATCAAGGAAGGAGACTTAGTTTGCTTTAGTCCTGATAGTGAATACGAGTTTACTGTGGATGAAGAAAAGCTTTATCGAATGTTTGACCATCAAATAACAATCAAGCTATGAGCGTAATTACATTTGACAACGTATTAAAAAATCCAAAAGATTATGTATCAGACATTCACTTACACGGATTCCAAGACGTGGCAGATAAACAGCACGTATTCAGAAACATACAACCTAGAGATGGTAACGATGACTTTGCCAAATTTGTCTCTGAACTATTTCCTGATTATAAGTTAGAACTTAATTTTGTAAGAAAGTCCCCATTGAATCAACCAGAGCCTAATTTTATTCATAGCGATGAGATGATGGGAGACTTAACGTGCATATTGTATTTGAATGAGCTGTCTCCAAATGAAGACGGTACAACAATATATGATGAACAGAAGAAGCCTTTAATTAGGGTGTATTCTAAATTTAATCGGATGGTTGCATTTGAATCAAACCTATTGCATTCTAGAAACATATTCGAGAACTTTGGCGAAGACGAGTCGTCTAGATTAATTCAGGTTGCTTTCTTAAAAATAATTTCAGAATGAACATAATACAAATAGATTTTCCTTTCAATCAATATCTAAGTGAAGAGCATCCAAAGACTCAGGTGTACTTGCATCATACCGCAGGCAATCCTAATGGTGTTGGAACATTTGCTTGGTGGTCCTCTAACTCAGAAAGAGTAGCTACTTGCGTATCTATATCAGGGATAGGAAAAGGATGTGTAGATGGTCAGATTGTTCAGGGCTTTAGCTCTAAGTATTGGGCATACCATCTAGGTCTACAGAAAAGTATTTTTACTAACAGTAAGATTCCTTACAAGCAGCTGGACAAAACTAGTATAGGAATTGAGATATGCAATTGGGGAACATTAAAGCAGGTGAATGGGAAGTTTTATAATTACGTTGGCAGAGAAATGACTGATGGCATTATTAAGCTAGACAAGCCATACAAAGGATTCACTTATTTCCACGACTATACTGACGCTCAGATTGAATCTGTTAGGGAGTTGTTATTGTTATGGAACAAGCGTTATGGCATTCCATTAGATTATAACGAGGATATTTGGGATATTTCATCAAGAGCATTAAAAGGTGAGCCCGGTATATTTACTCACAACTCTGTTCGCAAGGATAAGACTGACATATACCCACATCCCAAAATGATTGAGATGTTAAAAAGTCTGAAATGAAAGATATAAAGCTCAGAATTATTGCTGCAGGTTATAAGGCCGTTGATGAATTAATCAAGGTTGCCGAAGAAAACGTAGTAAAGAGCAAGGATGAGGAAGGTGAACTTGCTGCTGATAGACTAAAGAATGCAGCTGCTACAAAAAAGTTAGCTATATTCGATGCCTTTGAGATTCTAAATAGAATAGAATCAGAGAAGGAGAATTTAGATTCAATTGACAAAGGCATAAGTAGAACAGATACTAAACAAGGATTTGCAGAGCGAAGGTCAAAACAGTAGTCTGTGTAGGGTAGTAAAGGATTACATTCCTCCTGCAGTTATCTCTAACAAGAATAGAGTGATGTCTTGGCTGTACGGGTATAACGAGCAGTACGATGTTATTGTAATATCTAAGAGCGGTAAGATAGGACAGGTGGTAGAGATATCAGGTTTGAAAATAGCTCTTCCTCCTGCTCCTGAAAAGTGTCATCAAAGACACGAATCTAAATCTGAGCAGCATTGGGAGAGAGAAGAATTGCCAAGAGAGTTATTTAGGATTCAATCTATATTTCAATGGAATGATAAGCCAAAGGAGTTTAAAGACCAATGGGTGGATTACATCGAGCAGGAGTTTGACCGTAGAGAACAAGGTTTTTGGTTTATGAACAATGGGATAAAGACCTATATCACAGGTTCCCATTATATGTACCTTCAGTGGTCCAGCATTGACGTTGGCTATCCTGACTTTAGAGAAGCTAATCGAATCTATTGGATATTTTGGGAAGCCTGTCGTGCTGACCCAAGGTCATTTGGAATGATATATCTAAAGATTAGACGTTCAGGATTTTCATTTATGTCTTCATCTGAATGCGTGAATATAGGAACGCTTGCTCGTGATGCACGTATAGGCATCTTATCAAAGACAGGTGCTGATGCTAAGAAGATGTTTACAGACAAGGTCGTGCCAATCAATAGCCGCCTTCCGTTCTTCTTTAAGCCTATCATGGATGGTATGGACAAGCCAAAGACTGAGTTGGCATACAGGGTTCCAGCAGCAAAGATTACTAAGAAGAATATGTATGAGACTGACGACAATGATGTCGATGGACTTGATACATCAATAGATTGGAAGAACACTGAAGACAACTCTTATGATGGTGAAAAGCTATTGTTCTTGGCCCATGACGAATCTGCCAAATGGACAAAGCCTGTAAACATCAAAGAGAATTGGCGTGTAACCAAAACCTGTCTACGATTAGGTAGTAAAATTATTGGCAAGTGCATGATGGGTTCAACATCCAATGCGCTTTCAAAAGGTGGGCAAAACTATAAAGATATTTATGAAGACTCAAACGTAAAATATAGGAACGCTAACGGTCAAACTAAGAGCGGGCTGTATGCCCTATTTGTTCCCATGGAGTGGAACATGGAAGGCTTCATTGACATCTATGGTCATCCTGTATTTAAGAAGCCTGCAGCCCCTATAAAAGGCGTTGACGGGAATCTAATTAAAAATGGAGCAATAGATTATTGGGATGCTGAGGTTGATTCATTGAAGAGTGATGCAGATGCATTGAATGAATTCTATCGTCAGTTTCCTCGAACAGAGTCTCACGCATTTAGAGATGAGAGCAAGTCATCCATATTTAATCTGACTAAGATATATCAGCAGATTGATTACAATGACTCAATGATTAAGGAGCACTATATTACTAGAGGGTCTTTCTCATGGAAGGATGGGATTAAGGATACTCAGGTAATTTGGACTCCTGACCCACGGGGTAGATTTACTATGAGCTGGGCACCACCTAAACATATGCAAAACAATGTTCACGTACGTAATGGAATTAAATATCCCGGCAATGAACATCTTGGGTCATTTGGATGTGATTCATACGATATATCTGCTGTGGTTGGCGGACGTGGTTCTAACGGGGCGTTACATGGAATGACTAAGTTTCACATGGACGATGCTCCTGTAAATGAGTTTTTTCTAGAGTATATTGCAAGACCTCAAACTGCTGAGATATTTTTCGAAGAAGTGTTGATGGCTTGCGTGTTTTATGGTATGCCTATCTTGGTAGAAAACAATAAGCCAAGGTTGCTGTATCATTTAAAAAATAGAGGCTATAGAGGTTTTTCAATTAACAGACCGGACAAACAGTTTGCTAAACTGACAAAGACTGAACGAGAGTTAGGCGGAATACCAAACTCATCTGAGGACGTGAAGCAATCACACGCATCGGCTATTGAATCTTACATCGAGAAATTTGTAGGTCTAGACTCAGAAGGGAAGTATAGAGAATCAGACTTGATGGGAACAATGCCTTTCACTAGAACGCTTGAAGATTGGGCTAAGTTTGATATAAATGATAGAACTAAATTTGATGCTTGTATTAGCTCAGGGCTTGCTATCATGGCTAATCAAAAACACCTCTACATTCCTGAAAAAAAAGAATCGAAATTAATTATTAACTTCGCTAAATATAAGAACGAAGGGGTAATAAGTCAATTGGACAAATGAAGAATATAACAATCCAAATTAATTCAGTGTCTTTTCCAAGTCAAATAGCGACTGATGCAGAAAAGGCATCAGACACCTTTGGTTTACAAATAGGTCAAGCTATACAATATGAGTGGTTTCGTAAGGACGGAAACTCATGTAGGTACTATGGACAATGGCAAGATTTTCGCAGATTAAGATTATACGCAAGAGGTGAACAACCTATTGGCAAATATAAAAATGAGTTAGCAATTGATGGAGACTTGTCTTATCTAAATTTAGATTGGACTCCTGTTCCTATTATACCCAAATTTATTGACATTGTTGTTAACGGTATGTCAGACCGTTTATTCAAGGTTAAGGCGTATGCACAAGATGCAATGTCTCAATCTAAGCGCAGCAAGTATCAGGACATGGTTGAGTCTCAAATGATTTCAAAACCAATCCTTAATATAATTCAGGAGAAGACGGGTATAAATACATTCATGATGGAGCCCGACCAACTTCCTGAAACAGATGAAGAGCTATCACTATATATGCAGCTTAACTATAAGCCTGCTATTGAGATTGCTGAGGAAGAAGCTATCAACACAATCTTTGACGAAAATCACTATGATGATACACGTAAGAGATTAAACTATGATATTGCAACAATTGGCATTGGTGTAGCAAAGCATGAGTTCTTGCAAGGAGAAGGAGTAAAGGTATCTTATGTAGACCCTGCTAATGTGGTTTACAGTTATACCGAAGACCCATTTTTTAAGGATTGTTTTTATTGGGGAGAAATAAAAACACTACACATTGGTGAGTTAATGAAGATTGACCAATCGCTCACGAACGAAGATTTACAGCAAATAACTCAGTACAGCCAATCTTGGTATGACTACTATAATGTCGCTCAGTTTTATGAGAACAGTATGTTCTATAGAGACACTTGTACATTGTTGTACTTTAATTACAAGACTACCAAAAAGATTGTCTATAAGAAAAAGAATCTTGAAGGTGGTGGTTCTAGAGTAATTGAAAAGGATGATACTTTTAATCCTCCCACAGAAATGATGGAGGAGGGTAGCTTTGAAAAGATTGAAAAGACCATTGATGTATGGTACGAAGGTATCATGGTAATGGGTACTAATATGTTGTTGCAATGGAAGATGTCGGAGAACATGGTTCGTCCTACTTCAGCATCTCAACACGCTCTTCCAAATTATGTAGCTTGTGCTCCTCGTATGTATAAAGGAGCTATTGAGTCATTGTGTAGAAGGATGATTCCTTTTGCTGACTTGATTCAAATTACTCACCTAAAGTTACAGCAAGTAATTGCACGTACAGTTCCTGATGGTGTATTTATTGATGCCGATGGATTGAATGAGATTGACTTGGGTACAGGTAACGCTTATAATCCTGAGGATGCATTAAGACTATACTTCCAAACAGGTAGTGTTATTGGTCGTAGCTATACACAGGACGGTGAATTCAATAACGCTAGAGTTCCTATCCAGCAGCTTACATCTAACTCAGGCTCTGCTAAAACGCAGATGTTGATTACCAACATGAACCATTACATTGACATGATTAGGTCTGTAACAGGAGTTAATGAGGCAAGAGATGGTTCTATTCCTGACCCGAACTCATTGGTTGGTCTACAGAAATTGGCAGCACTTAACTCGAACACAGCAACAAGACATATTCTTGATGCATCATTATATTTGTTCCGTTCATTGTCTGAGGCCTTAACCTATAGAGTAGCTGACATACTAGAGTACTCTGATTTTGCAGAGGAGTTTGCAAATCAAATAGGAAAGTATAACGTATCAATCCTTGATGAGATTAAGGACTTGTATATTTATGACTTCGGTATTTTTATTGAGGTCTCTCCTGATGAAGAGGAGAAAGCACAGCTTGAGGCTAACATTCAAATGGCTTTATCTAAAGGCGACATTAATCTTGAGGATGCAATTGACATTAGGGAGATTAGAAATATCAAGCTTGCTAATCAATTGTTGAAGATGAAGCGTGTTAAACTGCAAGAGCGTGAGGAAAAAATGGCTATGCAGAAGCAGGCCATGATTGCTCAGCAACAAATGCAATCTCAGCAGTTGGCAGCAGAAACAGCCAAGCAAACTATACAAATGGAGACTCAAGCTAAAATGCAAATAAAGCAAGCTGAAGTTGCATTTGATATTGAGAAGAGTAAAAATGAGGCCATGCTAAAATCTCAGCTAATGAAAGAAGAGTTTAACTACAATCTTCAATTAAGAGGCATGGAGATTCAAGACTTCAATCAGCGGGATAAAATGAAGGAGGATGCCAAGGCTAAAAGAATTAGTCAGCAGAACACAGAGCAATCAAAATTAATTAATCAAAGAAAGAACAATCTTCCACCTTTGAGTTTTGAATCAAACGAAGACAGTTTAGATGGCTTTGATTTAGCAGAATTTGAACCTCGATAAAATGTTAAAATAATTAATTAAGTTTGTAAAAATAAAATCTAATAAAATGGAAATTAAAGTAAGGTCACTGGACGTTATTGAACCAAAGAGTGTTCAACAGGTAGAAAACGAGTTGATTGAAAAGCATGAGCAGTCACTAGAAAGCAATGGTGATAACTTTACTTCAGGCGAAGAAAAATCTATTGAAGAGCCGGAGCCTGCTGGATTTAATTTAAAAGATGAGGACGTTCTTTCATACCTTGGTAAAAGATATAACAAGCAGATAAACTCTCTTGATGATTTGGTTTCTGAGCGTAATAACGCAGAGCCTCTTCCTGATGATGTTGCTGCTTATTTGAAATATAAAAAAGAAACAGGTCGTGGATTCGAAGACTTCTTAAAGTTGAAAGAAGATTTCGATGTAATGAGTCCTGAAAAACTTCTTAAAGATTACCTTACTTCTACTCAAGAAGGATTAGACAGTGAGGATATTGAGGCTTTAATGGATGATTATTCATTTGATGAAGATTTGGATGATGAGTCTACCGTTAAGAAAGTTAAGATTGCTAGAAAAAAAATAATTGCTGAGGCCAAGAAATACTTTAACGCTCAGAAGGAAAAATATAAGGTGCCACTTGAGTCAAGTTCGGCATTTGTTCCTAATGAAGAAAAAGAAATTTACGAAAACTATAAGCAATATGTTAAAGAGGCGAAGACTATAGAGGAGGAAACTAATAGAAAGCGTAGATGGTTTGACCAAAAAACTGATGAAGTCTTTAGTAAAGATTTCAAGGGATTTGAGTTCAACATCAACGATAAGAAAATCATGTTTTCACCGGGAGATGCCAATGAGTTAAAAAACATTCAATCTACCCCACAGAATTTTATAAATAAATTCTTGGACGAAAGTGGAATGGTTAAAGACGCATCGGGATACCACAGGTCACTAGCCATGGCTATGAACCCTGAAAAGTTTGCCAAGTTCTTTTATGAGCAAGGATTGTCAGATGCTACTGATGATGTTACTCGTAAAATCAAGAACATTAACATGACGGAGCGTAGAGCTCCTGAGGTTGGCAAGTTTTCAGGAGGAATGCAGGTGAAAGCGATAAACCCTGACTCAGGAAGAAATCTGAGAATTCGCAGCGCAAAAAAAATGTAAAACTAAAAACTAAAAAACAATGGCAAGTGCATTATTAAACAACCCCACCTTCGCGTTACAGCCAAGTGCTGAGCAGGTGGCGTTACAAACAAACTACATTACCAACTTCGATTTCTTGAACCAGTATCTACCTGATACTTATGAGAAAGAATTTGAGCGTTATGGTAATAGAACCATCGCTTCTTTCCTAAGAATGGTTGGAGCTGAGATGCCTTCTAACTCTGACCAAATTAAGTGGGCAGAACAAGGTCGTCTACACATTAAGTATACTAACTGTACTTCAGCTGCGGCTGCTGCTGCTAACACAGCTACATTCACAGTTGCTGATTCAGGTGTTACTTATATCGCAATTCGTGTTGGACAAACTTTGATGATTCAAAACAACTCTTCAGGGGTATTCAACAAAGCAATCGTTACTGCTGTTCCTTCTGCAACTACTTTCACAGTAGCTTACTATGAGGCTGCAGGTCAAGCTTTCGCTGTATCTACTCAGTGTACTGTATTTATTTACGGTTCTGAATTTAAGAAAGGCACTAACGGAATGGTTGGTTCTTTGGAATCTGAGGATGACATCTACTCTAACAACCCTATTATCATCAAAGATAAGTATGCGGTTAACGGTTCTGACATGGCTCAAATCGGTTGGATTGAAGTTACTACTGAGAACGGTGCTACTGGTTACTTGTGGTATTTGAAATCTGAGCACGAGACTCGTCTTCGTTTTGAAGATTATCTTGAGACTGCAATGATTGAAGCTGTTCCTGCTGCTTCCGCTTCAGGTGCTAAAGTTGCCGGTATGATGGGTTCTGAAGGTATCTTCTACGTTGTAAACGCAAGAGGTAACGTATGGGGTGGTGGAACTCCAACTACTCTTCCTGATTGGGACACTATTGTTTCTCGTCTTGACAAGCAAGGTGCTATCGAAGAGAACGTGGTTTTCGTAAACCGTGGTCTTAGCTTCGACATCGACAATATGTTGGCTACCTTGAACGGATACAATGGAGCTAGTGCTGCAGGTGCTGCATCTTATGGTCTATTTGACAATGATGTTGACATGGCGTTGAACCTTGGATTCACTGGATTCCGTAGAGGTTATGACTTCTACAAGTCTGATTGGAAGTACTTGAACGACCCAACTATGCGTGGTGGTTTGTCTTCTGCTGCTGGTACTGCAACAGGTACTATCACTGGTTTGTTGGTTCCTGCAGGTTCTACCTCAGTGTATGACCAAATCATGGGTAAGAACGCTAAGCGTCCATTCTTGCACGTACGTTACAGAGCTTCTGAAGCTGAAGACAGACGTTACAAGACTTGGATTACAGGTTCTGCAGGTGGTGCCGCTACTAGCGACCTTGATGCAATGGAGGTTAACTTCCTATCTGAGCGTTGTGTATGTACCCTTGGTGCAAACAACTTCGTATTGTTCAGATTTGGTTGATAAATAAATGGAGAGGCCAATTGGCCTCTCCTTTAATGTTTATTTTCAAATATTAAAATAAAAAAAATAATGGCTATTAAAAGACAAGTTGGTCCCGAACCAAAGAAAGCAACAGCAAAAAAACCTTTAACAAAAGCTCAGGAATTTAAGAAAGACCCTGAGATGGCTATGAAAAAGTACTACACCGGGGGTGCCGGAGTAAAACTTCCTGTAGACCGTCAAGCAGCTGTTAAAAAGGCTAAATCTAACGCTGCATTTAATGCAAGTTTAGTTCAAGGCGGAAGTAAAAATCCAGCATTCAGTCCAGAAAAGTATTATCCTTCTTTGTATGGAAAAGGAAGAGTAGGAGATAAAGTTGGAAGTGCAATGAAAATCACAAGTAAAAAAACTGTTACTAAAAAGAAGTAACGATTACTGAGGGGGCCATTTCGGCTCCCTCTATTTTAAATTTTAAATCAAATTAAATTAATTAAAAAAATGGCAAAGAATATCCCTGTAGACAAGGTCTACAAACTAAAAATAGGAAGTCCACTGTCTTATACATTGGCTTCAAGAAATCATCCTAGATTTCCTCTAATGTGGTTTGATGAGAAGAACAATGTTAATCGTGCTCTCAGATACTCCATTAATCAAAAGTCTCCTTTTGAAGATGAGCAAGATGGAAACGCAATTATTGAACCTATCATTTTTGAAGACGGGTTTTTAAGAGTTCCAAAACAAAATCCTGTACTACAGCAATTCCTTCACTATCACCCATTGAGTGGTATTATATTCTCTGAGGTAGATAAAGAAAAGGAAGCAGCTGAAGAGGTTGAAGATTTGAACTTAGAAGTAGAAGCGTTAATAGAAGCTCGTCAATTAACTATTGACCAAATTGAAACTCTTACTAGAGTAATGTTTGGCAAGGACCCAGCAACAGTATCTACTGCCGAATTGAGGCGAGATATTTTGGTGTTTGCTAAGACTGACCCTAGAGAGTTCTTAAACATATTGAATGACCCTGAGTTAAAATACCAAGCAAAGATTAGAATGTTTTTTGAGAATAAGTTATTGGTCTTGAGAAACAGTGACAAAGAGATTTGGTTTAACACCTCAACTAACAAAAAGAAGATGATGTCTATTCCTTACGGGGAAGACCCTTACGAAATAGCAGGAGGATTCCTACAAAGCGATGAAGGGATTGATTCATTGAAGATGTTAGAAGCAATTTTAGCTTAAAATGATTGATTGATTGGTTAAGAAGGGGGCGTTGTAATGCCTCCTTTTTTTTGTTTATATTTGTAAAAAGGCAAAAAAATGATAAACTCTGTTAGAAATACGGTACTATCCGTTTTGAACAAGAACAACTACGGCTACATCTCCCCTTCAGATTTTAATTTGTTTGCTCTAAATGCACAAATGCAAATCTTTGAAGATTATTTTGACAGCTATAACAAAATAATAAATGCTGAAAACACTAGAGTGGCTGGCACCGACTACGCTGATTTAGAGCAGCCAATGTCAGAAACAATGGAGGGATTTTTAAGAACAGATTACCTTACTAAAATTTCAGCCAATAAGTTCTCATCACCAACACCAACTACTACAGGGTATTATCCTTACTACATATTAGATGTGCAATGCAAACCTGTTACTTTGGCAACAGGAACGAACACGTCTGTATCTGCTGGTAACTTAGTTGATAGTGCAGGGGCATTCTTATCAAAGGGTATAGTTCCGGGAGATATTGTTACTAACCTTACTACAGGATTGGTTAGCACAGTTGTTTTGGTAGTAAACAATACAACCATACAATTGTCTTCAAACATATTCTTGGCGTCTGCAAATTCATACGGTATATTTTCTTCAGCTACAATTGTTCAAGCTGAGAAGGTTAATAATGCGAAGATTACGCTTTTAAATAATTCTAACCTTACAGCTCCAACAATTCAATTTCCTGCTTACACGCTACAAGGAGAAGTAATTACGTTGTATCCTTCTTCTATTCAAAACAAAGGACAAGTTGAGTGTATCTACTTCAGATTTCCTGAGCCACCAAAGTGGACATATATTACTCTGACAAATGGAGAGCCTGTATTTGACCAATCACAGCCCGACTATCAAGACTTTGAGTTACCACTTGAGGATGAGTACAAATTAATTTCAAGAATACTTCAATATTGTGGAGTGTCAATTAGAGAGTCAGAGGTGGTTCAATTCAGCATGGCTAAAGAACAACAGGAGCAGAATCCATAAAAAATAAGACATGACATACTTATCACAATACCAGTATTACGAAAACGATGGAGCGGCACCTGAAAATGCTAATTGGGGCTCGTATCAATATATCAGTCTTCAGGATGTTGTTAACAACTTCTTGTTAATGTACTCAGGTAACCACTCATTGGTAAACAATGAGGAGCGTTATAAGATATTGTTTCACGCAAAGCGAGCTGTTCAAGAGCTTAACTACGATGCGTTTAAAGAAATAAAAGTTCTTCAGCTTACTGTACCTGACAACTTAAAATTCGTATTCCCATCTGACTATGTCAATTGGGTTAGAATCTCCATGTATAAAGATGGATGGTTAAGACCATTGTCTGAAAATATTCAAACACTTTCATCTAACGCTTATCTTCAAGATAATACAGGTCGGATTTTATTTGACCAAGATGGAAATGCATTGAGTCCTCAGTTTTCTCAAATAGACTTTGATAATATTACAAAGATTAAGAAAAGCATTTATTTAAATGGTGCTAGTCAATTTGATGGCAATGAGGGCTATAATTATGATGGGATGTGGTATTTTGAAGGAAACATTGGAGCGGCTTATGGCCTTAATACAGAGACTGCAAACTTTAATCCTACCTTTAATATTGATAGGAAAGCAGGGGTAATTAATTTTGATTCTCCAATGGCTGGACAATCCTGTATTGTTGAGTATATATCAGACGGCATGGAGCAAGGAGATAATTCTAAGATTACCGTTAATAAGTTATTTGAAAAGTACATTTATGCTTACATTCAGTGTGAGATTTTGAGTAGCAAGTTAGGAGTTCAGGAGTACGTGGTTACTCGTGCTCGTAAAGAAAGGTCTGCTTTATTGAGAAATGCTAAAATAAGAATCAGCAATATTCATCCCGGAAGACTATTGATGAACATGAGAGGTCTAGACAAGATAATTAAATAAGATGGTAAAGATTAGCAGAAACTTCACAAAGGGAAGGATGAATAAAGTCTTTGACGAAAGAGTCATTCCTGACGGAGAATATATTGATGCTATGAACATCAGAATGGGTTCTACAGAAGAATCTGAGATTGGTGTTATTGAAAATACAAAGGGGAATTTACCATTGACTTCTTTAACTTATCTTGATGGGACTCCTCTTAGTGCTTCTGCAAGATGTATAGGTGCTATTGAAAATAGCGTTACTGAAACACTTTATTGGTTTGTTCATGACTCTGACTTTCCAGTTGGAGCTACAGGAAAGTTAGACCTAATTGTTTCTTTTAATGTCAGCACTAATATTTTGACCTAC